CTATACAAGAAACCAGTTCTAAGGTGTTATTGTTCGTACCGTTTAAACACACTATAGGTATCCTCTCGGAGAAGCTGACGGCAGACGGGGTTTCTAACGAGGTAATCCAAGGTGACGTACCGGTACACAAACGAACAGCGATATTTAAAGCGTTCCAAGAACAAGATAACCCTAAAGTGTTGGTTATCCAGCCCGCCGCTGCCTCTCATGGAGTTACATTAACCGCTGCAAACACGGTGGTTTGGTGGGCACCTACTAGCTCACTGGAGACTTACGCTCAAGCCAACGCCCGAATCCACAGGTCGGGGCAGAAGAACAAGTGTACGGTAGTCCAACTACAAGGGTCACCTGTAGAGCAACACGTTTACAGGCTTCTTGACAACAGAATAGACGTACACACAAAAATGATAGACTTATACAAAGAATTGCTTGACTAGATAAGAATAGCCCATTATAATCCACTTCTTGTACTAAAACAGGAGGTTTTACTAATGGACGACGAACAAGACCTAAGCACGTTAACTAAAGTGTACATAAAAATACGCGACAAACGTGCGGATTTAACTGCAAAGTTTAAGGAAGAAGACGAAGCTCTTAGGGAGCAGCAAGATAAAGTAAAAGCTAGCCTACTTGCTCACTGCAAAGCTCATGGTGTGGATAGCGTTAGAACTTCTGAAGGGATGTTTTACCGCAGTTTAAAGCGCCGCTACTGGACCAGTGACTGGGAGTCTATGCACAACTTTATTCTTGAACATGCAGCCCCTGAGTTCTTGGAGAAGCGACTAAACCAGACTGCTGTTAAGCAGTTCTTAGAAGAGTACCCCGAGGTTCTACCGCCGGGGTTAAACGTAGAATCTGAATACACTGTATCAGTTAGGAGAAAATAGTTATGAGCGACCCATACGTGCCTATCGAAGATATCGCTAAACATCTCTCCGTATCGCCCTCAACAATTCGGGGGTGGGTACGTAGGGGTAAAATCCCACCGAGTACATTTATTAAAGTGGGGAATACATACCGGTTTAGTATAGCAGATGTTGTTTCTGCACTGCGAACGCCGGTAGAACCTACGCCCGTAGAAGTTACGGTTGTAGCCGAAGAGCTGGCAATGCCCGACGAACCATCGGTAATTGCTTTTGATGTAAACGAAGATGAAGACTTATAGGAGAACTAAACATGTCTGACCTTACCCTTTTTGAAGGTAACGCACTAGCTAACAGCGATTTATTCAAGTCGTTGCAGTCTACAACTAATAACCTACTTGGTGGTTCTGGTGGCGGTATGCGCCGCATTAGTATCCGCGGTCGTAGGTTTAGGGAGATTGTAGGCAGCGAACAGATTTCTGTTAGTAAATCTGACAGCATGAATATCGTAATCATTAACGCGGCTAAGATTTCTCGTACTTACTATGACGCCGTGTATGATCCAGATAAACCTGCTACTCCCCACTGCTGGTCCGCAGACACACAAACACCTTCTCCTGATGTGCCGGAAGATCAGCGCATGGCTGCACGGTGCATGGACTGCCCTATGAACGTGAAAGGTTCTGGGCAAGGAGAGAGCCGCGCTTGTCGTTATTCACAACGAGTTGCGGTGGCTTTAGAGAACAGCCTAGATAAAATTTACCAGCTACAACTCCCAGCGACTAGCGTGTTTGGGGACGGGAAAGATGGTAAGATGCCTATGCAAGCCTACGCTCGTTTCTTGAACGCGCACAATACACCCCCCATTGCTGTTGTAACCGAGATGTATTTCGACGAAGATAGCGATGGCCCTAAACTATTCTTTAAACCACTACGGCCTCTTTCTGAGGAAGAGTTAAAAGAAGCGGCAGTATTACTAGATGACCCAGATACCGCTCGGGTGCTTACAATGTCTGTGGCTAAACCAAAAGAAGATGTCAGTGCTCCTGCCGCCTTAGAGAAACCAGCGCCAGCAGCTAAACCGAAAGAAGCTAAGAAAGAGGTTAAAGCAGAAGAACCTACAGAAGAGCCGACTAAAGTCGCTAAGAAATCAGATAGCGGCTCTAAAGATGCTGATCCCGACTTAAATGCTATAGTAGATGCTTGGGATGATGACTAACATACTATAGCACCATGCCGCGATCACTTAGGTGGTCGCGGCTATTCTCGGGAGGTAATAATGAAAACAGAAACATTTTTAGAAAAGGTGCTATCGGGAGACGGGTACTACTGCATGTTTGCGTCTAGGTCTTCAGACAGTAAACGCGTACAAAAATTCTACACCTCGATAAGCGCTGTTTTAGACGCCGCGCATACCCTCGACGCTGACGGGTATGACGCTTACTTCGCCCTATCTACTTTTGAAGAGGATAACTCTCGTAAGGTAGACAACGCTAAACAACTAAAGTCTTTCTTTCTCGACCTAGATTGTGGCGTAACAAAGGACTACCCCGACCAAAACACTGCGCTTTCAGCGCTGAGACAGTTCTGCACGGTGACCAAGTTACCGAAACCACTAATAGTAAACTCAGGTCGAGGGGTACATGCGTACTGGCTGTTAGACGAGGCAGTCGGTAAAGACGATTGGGTACCTATAGCAGAAAGACTCAAGCGTTTATGCGCACAGCATAACTTGTTTGCAGACCCCGCAGTAACTTCTGACGCCGCACGGGTGCTTCGTATACCGGGTACTCATAACCACAAAGGAGACCCGCCCCATAGCGTAGGCTATTTCGGCGACGTAGGGGCGATTAAGCCTATTAGTTTAGAGAGGTTCTCTGGGTGCTTAGGCATAGACATCGCGCCCCCACCTAGCAAATATATACCTAGCGGGGCTAGCGCTGTTATGGACGCCCTTATGGGGAACAAGACTAGCGTGTTCAAAGACATTCTAGATAAGACCTTACGCGGCGCAGGGTGCGCTCAACTAGGCAACCTCATACGCAACCAAGCTGAAGTGCCTGAGCCTTTGTGGAGGGCGGGCTTGTCTATCGCAAAGTTCTGCGAAGACGGAGATAAAGCTGCACGTGCTATATCTCGTAACCACCCCGACTATAACCAGTACGAAACAGCTAAGAAGATGGACTTTATTAAAGGTCCGTACCGGTGTGCTACCTTCGATGAGTACGCGCCGGAGGTGTGCACGTCATGCCCACATTGGGGGAAGATAAAGTCTCCTATCGTACTAGGGGGAAAGATTCGGGAGGCTTCAGAAGAAGATAACATAGTAGTGGAGGCTCCGGCACTATCTCTCCCTAATAACCCAACTAGTACTTACGTCATTCCTAAGTACCCATACCCATACTTTAGAGGGGCTAACGGTGGGGTTTACACGCGTATAACGCAGCCCGAAGGGGAAGTAGAAGAGGTTTTGGTGTACCACCACGATTTATATGTGGTCCGCCGGATAAACGACCCCGAAACTGGCGAGGCAGTAGTGATGCGCCTACATATGCCACATGACGGGGTAAAAGAATTTACGGTGCCTATGGGGATTGTCACATCTAGGGACGAGTTTAGGAAAGCCCTTAACCGAGTAGGTGTAGCCGTAGTAAAAGTAGAACCACTGATGGGGTATACAATGGACTGGATAAAAGAATTACACTCGTCGGTCGCTGCAAATGAAGCGCGCAAGCAGTTTGGCTGGACTGATGATACTATGAGCGCGTTTGTATTAGGTAACCAAGAGATATTAGCAGACAAGATAGAGTTTAACCCGCCGTCTTCGCAGACTGGAGGTTTGTTCGCTTCGTTTGAGCCGAAGGGTACGTTCGAGGCATGGAAAGAAACGATTAATTTTTACAATAGGGACGGATTTGAGCTGCATCAATACATGGTCGGCACAGGATTCGGCTCGGCTTTAATGAAGTTATCCGCCATTAGCTGCGCGGCTATGCACGTGTACAGCAAAGATTCTGGTGTAGGTAAGACGACTGCTATACTGGCGGGGATGTCTATATGGGGTGACCCCAAAGAGTTAGTCATGTTTGAGAAAGATACACATAACACTAAGATGCACAGAGGAGAAGTATACCATAACTTGCCTCTGTACATAGATGAGGTCACAAACAGCCGCCCGAAAGAGCTTAGTGATTTTGCTTACCAAGTGACCGGAGGTAGGCAGCGGGCGCGTATGCACGGCAGCACAAACGCAGAACGATATCGTGGCGAGCCGTGGCAGTTCTTGTCGGTAACTACAGGTAACCTCAGCGTCATAGAAAAGATAAGTCTCTATAAATCTCTGCCGAAAGCGGAAGCACAGAGGGTGCTAGAAGTGAAGGCCGATAGACTGTTTAAAAAATCTCAAGACAAAGCAGAGACAGACGCATTCTCTAAAGCGTTAGAAGCTAACTACGGACATGCGGGGCCAGTATTCGTACAGCACGTCATGGCAAACTTAGACGCGGTGAAGAGAATTACCGCTGAGGTCCAAGCAAAAGTTGACGCGGGCGCACAGTTGACCTCTGAAAACAGGTTCTGGTCTGCGCACGTAACCCACACATTGACCGGACTCATATTTGCCAAGAAGCTAGGGCTTGTAGACTACGACATAGCAAAGATTTTTAAGTTCGCTATCCAGATGCTTAAACTAAATCTAAACGCCGCTTCGGATATGTCCACTACCGCCCAAGAGGTGCTTAACGATTATATAAACGAGCATTGGAATAATGTGCTGTGGATCAAAAGCACGGATGACCTACGTAAAGGTGAGTCTGGAGCGCTCGATTCGTTGATTGTGCCGGAAGCACTCCCACGGGGCCAGCTAGTTGCTCGGTACGAGACAGACATTAAACGGGCTTACTTGATACCGAAACCGTTTCGAGCATGGTGCGCTGAGCAGCAGATAAACTATGGCTCTGTTGTACAAGATTTGATGAAGGAGATGGGCGCTAAGAAACGGAAGATGCGTCTTAGCAAAGGCACACACATGCAGTTGCCTCCAACAGAAGTTCTTATGGTAGATTGCTCAATAGAGGCTTTAGATGACGCAGGGGATACTAAAGAAGGGAAATCTTAACCCTGACGGTATACGCATTGTAGTGCCTTGGGATAGGTTTGCAGTGGGTGCGTCAGTGTTTATACCGTGCATTAACACGAGTTTAGCCTGTGAGCAGGTCAAAAAGACCACAAAACAACTAAATATTGTGGTTAATACGCATGTAACTGTATGTGATAGTAAATTAGGGGTTCGCGTGTGGCGACTGGTATGATAGGTTTTTTATGGCAGACCTCCCTCTGCTACTGATGTACCTCCCTTGATGTCAGTTCTCCTGTATTAGTCCCCGCTTCGGCGGGGACTATTTTTTAAAATCCCCGGTCGTACTCACTTATTGAATCCAAAGCAAGTTGCCGATAGTTTTTACTCAAGGTAACACCGTTGACCATTAGAGCTGAAGTGCGCATGTGCCCCTTCAGAGACTTTTTAACTGAGTCATAGCCTATAGCCGCATTGGGGTGCCGAGCGTTAAACTTTCTTATTTCTGCCATCACGTCTTTGCTACCACTACCCATACGAATGTCTACATATAACCGACGCAGTAGTTTAGTGCGTTTTTTATTTGTGGTACGGTCAATACGCTTACTGGCTTGGCTCTGCTCTTGCTTCAATGTGTACTCAGTTGGCGGGAACCCCAGCATCTGCGCAAGCAAGCCTCCAGTCGTTACATCTTCTACGATAGGATCACCCCGCCGCGTTAGGATGCCGTCCTCTCTCGCGTACCTACCGATACCCGGAATACCTTTGGCGACGTTACGGAACGCCGCCGGTAGCATACCTTCTACGCCGCGTATCGTATCTCCGTCCTCACTCATAACTTCTGTGAGCCCACGTTTGAACTGTGTTGCTATGCTCCATGCAGGCCCGCCCATAATCTCCAAGATTTTATCTGCGTCAGAGGCGTCAGTGTTATAAGGATTATCTCGGTATAGTAAGTTTGATAGACCTATACGTGAGGCTACATCTGTGCCTGTGAGGGCGTTTACCGGACCTTTGTAGGCTAATTCGCCGATATGTTTACGTAATATAGTCTCTGCGTCGTCCTCATCCTCATCTAAGAACAAGTTAGCTAGCATTAGCGCCGCGCCTACAAGCGGCATACCCTGCACACCAGCCAGCAGCGCCGAAGAAAGTAGCACCCCAAAGAATTGCTCTCTAGCTATCCTAATCTCTTCTGGTGTGTGCTTATTACTAGTCTTCATATTGTTTAAGGCTATAGCGCCAGTTTTAAACAACGTGTAGTACATCTGTGTCCCGTAAGATTTATACATCCAAGCGACACGCCCGATACCTGTCTGAGCAATTTGACCTGTGGTTGTTAGTGAAGCTCCACCGTTCATCTCTGTGGTCATGTATATAGCTTCTTCCGCTGCACGCTCCATAGCCGCGGCGTCGATAGTTGTGCCTTCTTTCTGCATGCGTTGTAGTTCGAGATCGTATGAAGATATTAAGGCTACTTGTCTGTTGTACCGCTCTATTGAGTGAAACGCGAAGGCACCCCACCCGTTAGCCGTATCCCACAGGCTTCTATCTCGTCCAGTAGTATCATCAATATTCAACGTGTCATAGAACAGCGAACGACTCAGCAGCCCTCGCGACCCAGCTATTTCTACGAGAGGCTTTAAACGCTCCAACAGTTCAACTTTATCTGCGTCGAGGTCCATATCTTTTCGAAGTACAAACTCCCCTTTATTGTTGTACTCATAATAGTTGTCTATAGAAGGAGTGCCGTTAGCATCTACGTTGTCCTGCTCCTGATCGACGCGAGATAGCTTACGGGTCGTACCGCTACTTCCGATGACGGCTGTCGCGCCCCATATTGCCTTCGAAGCTGCCGACCCCCCAAGAGCCTTTCTGTATTTACCATTAAGCATAGGCATAAAGATAAGGGGCACCTGCGAGGCGTTGACGATTGCAGAAGATATATTGAACCCAATAGTGCCCATAAACGCGAGGCGGTTAGCTTGTGCAGCCGCACGGTTAACTAAATCAGTTGGTGGGTTACGGGCGAAGTTTGCCCTCTCCTTTAACGTCTCTAATACCTGTTTAGAAGCTGCCAACTCGGACTCGTTGTATACCCCTGTTTCTTTGTTTCTATTCCACGCCTCTTCTAGTTTTCTTTCCGCAGCAATTATTGCTTTACTAGACTTAAGCTGCGCAACTTTCCGATTTAGGTTATACGCTTTATCCCGGAACGCCCCAAAAGCATCTTGATCGAATCCAGCGACATCTCCACGCCCCTGCATGGCACTAGTAACGGCGGTTTCTGGGAGCGCTTGCAGATACAACTGCATGAGCTGCTCTCGTTTTTCCGCGTACTCGGTTTCTAGAAGGGCTTCTTCCTCCTTAGTACCACCTTTTGGGGGCTTTAGTATCTGTAGTACATCTTCCATAAACTCGTTCGACGGAGCCCCTTTTATAGTAAGCTCTTTTATTGTGTCGTAGGGTACCGGACCAACTACAACTCTAGAGTCGTTCTTTAACTCTGCTATCCGCGCCTTTCTTTTATCCATTGTCATAAGCGCTTCGTACACTACTTCGGTAGTTTCACCTACCTTCGCTTCGTATCTTATCCAGTACTTACCTTCACGGGTAAGGGGGAAATAAGGGTCTATTGTGTTTTTGTTAAACATACCAGAAAGCACAGAGGCTTTAAGTTTTTTACGCTGTTCTGGGTCGCTAACTAGAGAATCGATTGTCCCGTCTATGGTTTCTCTCATGTCTTCGTATATGGCCTTATACGCATCGCGCATCTCTTTATATATAGCTTGCCCGCCAGATTCTTTAAGTTTTGTCCACTCGCCTTTCTTACCATTCATAGACTCCCATACTTCTAGCTTCTCGGGGTCGTCTTTATAGATATCTTTATTTTTGCTAGGGTCTACCCGCGCTACCGTACTGCGGTAAACTACGCTATCAAATGTTTCTTTCAGCGTAGGGTGATTTTTAACCCACTTTGTAAACGTAATTAACGTGCCGTCTACTCGCTCGTCTGCTTTGCTAAGTAGCCCCGCCTGCTCTTCTATAACTTCTTGAAGCTCGCGTGCCGGTACCTCCATCTTATACTTACCAGCGATATCACGGACTGCTTGCAGAGGTAGCGTGTACAGAAGCGTAAAGTTAGCCGCAGCGGGGGCTTTTTGGATAAACTCTACAACGTTTTCTACAAAGGTCGGTTTATCTTGTGTAGCAGATTTTACCCTGCTTTTTACTTCATATATCATACCATCAATGGCACCAGATGTTGATAAGTACATCTCTCCCGCATCGCGTGAGTCCGGGGCTGGCGCTAGCATAGCCTCAATAAGTGTGTCTGTGTTGTTTAGCGCGGACCCTAAAGGTCTAGTTTGCATACCTAACTTACGGCGTACAAAATTACCGATAGTATTAAAGAACCGCGTTAGCGCTGAGATCGGCGCGCCTGTAGGGTATATTCTTGCAAGCTCTCTTTGGAACTCGGAGTTGCCGAACGCTTCAGATGCAAACTCGTCTACGCTTTCGGAGCCGTAATAAGTGCTAAGAGAGTCCTTAACTTCTTCATACAACTTTGTAAGCTGCTTAGTGAGCGGGTGGTTCTTGTTATCAAGCGTTGCCGAAACCGTTGCGTGGGTAGTTTCATGCAAAATCGTGTGGGCGTTGATACCAGTTCCTGCGTCAATCTTAATGGTGTTAGTCTTAGGATCAAACAGCCCAGCTACGGGCGTGCCGTCAGCACCCTTTAAGTTTTTAACAACCTCTACTTTAGTAGTGCCTGCTACTTTTATAAGTGACTTAGCTATTTGCGCTACGCGGTCGCCGCTCGCTGTTTTAGCTAGTGCGCTTAACGCGCCAGTAAGATCACCCGCGTAAAGCGAAGCGGTCACAGCCGGGTGTACAGGCATGTCGAGGTTTACCACGGCGTCGGATGGTAGCTTAAAAGAGTCTTCAACGTCCCTAGCAAGTATAGTTTCCGCGTCTCTCATATCGCCCCGAGTTATAGCGGCTAAGGCCCTATCATTATCCCTTAGAACAACCCCTAACCACTTGTTAGTGCTCTCAGACAAATTAGCCTCTATCCACCTACGCGCAGCGACAGCGTTCTTTTTTCCCATACCTTTGAAGTATGCTGCTTCTAGTGATGACTCGCCTTCACTTCTCCTGTACACGTCCTTTTCAAATTTTTCGGCGTGCGCAATGTTTTGTAAGACTGCGGGTGCACTAGGGTGCTTACTAAAGAATATTTTAGCTGCTTCTGCGTCTTTTGTAGTGGGTTTGGTATCTAGCAGGTCGGTAATTGCACGACGGTCTGCGGCAGTAGTAGGGTCTAAGTTTCCGGCAACTCTAAGGCTCGACGGTAACGCAGCGCCCCAATCTTTTCCCACGGCTTCGACATACTGCTTAATTTCATTGGAAGCGACCCTAGCCCAGCTAGCTATTACACCTTGTACTGTAGTGTCTGGCGTCTTCGGCGCTGGCTTTACGGGTGCAGCTTTCTTTGCCGCTGGCTTTAC